CTTTAGTTGTGTTAGAAAGCAGTTAAGTCTTTTACGCTCAATGATTTTACTTTTACTTTATTCCATATGTGGCGTAGCCACCTTTACAGGACTGAGTTGACATGGTGGGTCATTGCTCAGATTTAAATTTTTTCGCTTAACCTCGGAGTGCTTGTTCACTCACCAGTAACTTTCTTTTCGATATTTGGTCAGAACGCAAAACTGCACCAGTAACGTTTTTTTACAAATTTATACCGAATTGTGACACTTTACAACCATTGCCACACCCAATTATAGTCTGAATTTACGGAAATTGCAAAAACCTTTTTGGAAAAAGTCTCGTCTCTGTGTATAATAGAATGTAGGAACAAGTTCCTCATTCATAGAACTGGAGACAAAAGATGACGAATAAAGACAAACCGCAACAGTGTGAGGCGAAGATGTGCTGCAAAGCTACCGCCCAATTGCAAGCAGAAGTAGTGGACGAGATCATGAAGGAAGACAAGAGCCTGAGCGAGCTTCTTGACAACAAGGAAAAAGATGAGAATAAGAATACTGAAGAATGATGCCTTTTGTTTGGCACAATTTAAGAATGATAGATACGAAATAGGACACTGCTCTCTAGACGACTGCTGCTTCGACCGAGAAGTAACCGAATTTTTACGTCAGAACATGGGGTCAGAGCAGTGTATAACCAAAACCGTCCCTATCAACGAACAGTTTTTCTTCTCAATTTCGCTCTATCACAACAAAGTAGAGCAAGAAAAGTGCGACTGCATTGGCACTTTGGAAAAAGATGGCGATAAATACGTCCTGAATATCGAAAAAATCGTCGGTGGCGATAAAATCTACCCAGAATCTGACCATAGATTCCTCATTACCTCTTATTTTCCATCTAAAAATTTCTTTAGTGGTGAATTTTACCGATCTGTACTTACATCAGATGGTGTTATCACCCTAGAAGATAACCAAATGATTGGTGTTAAAGATGGTTTGATAGAAGAATTGGACGTTGATGAGATCTTAGACATGCTCTCTAATGCTAAAACCGAAAAGTCGCCCTCTTACAAACAGGTAAAGCTGCAATCTTCAAGAAAAAGACCCGCTAGACCCACCAAAGGTACTATTATTTACAACGAGGTCGCAGACGAGTTCGAGGTTTATGGGAAAAATGGCTGGAGAAGGCTAAGGACGGAGGAAATTTAATGAAAATTCCATCAGGAATGACCGAACAGCAGGTTATAGATCAAATTACCGTAGTATGCAATAGAATATCACCCAAATATACATTTTACGGATATACAAATGAAGACATTTGGCAAGAGGCTTTCATTATTTGTATAGAAGCCCTTAACAGATATGATGAAGTTCGCCCTTTGGAAAACTTCCTGAGTGTAAATCTATCAAACAGACTAAAGACCTTCATGCGTGACAACTATTTTATCGGGAACTCGAACGAGGCCCGTAAGAAGTTGGCTCAACCGTCACAGTTAGATTACGAAGATAAAATCATTGATTCTAACACAGAACAAGACGGATACGAAGAGTTAGACTTTAAAAACATGGTTGAAGCGATTGACAAGTATATTCCGGCAAGTATCAGAATGGATTATCTAAAAATCATCAATGATATTTACATTACAAAACAAAGAAAAGAAGAAGTTATTGGAATCATCAAGGGCATCCTAGAGGAACAAGGGTTTAATGAAGACGGGCAGAATCAGTAAGGTCGAAGAACAGTACATCTCAGAAAATATTCATGTGCCTTATGCCAAAGTCGCATCAGAACTGGATAGAAATCCAGATAGTATTCTAGATTTCATCAAACGTAAGGTTGCAGAGGGCAAACTTGAGAAGCCTAAGTGGTTAGAAGGGCAAGACGAAGATCAAGCTAAGTATAACTTATCATTTAGACCATATTGGAAAGAGCTAGAACAGCAATTTACCAATGAAGAGCTTGAACTTTTTAAGTACCATTGGTCAAGAATTATATCACAGTTCCAAGATGACGTTATACCAACTGAAGAACTGCAAGTTGTTGACCTCATCAAGCTAGATATATTAATGAACAGGGCACTCAAGGGCAATAAAGATAACCTTGAGCAGATTACCGCTCTGGACGCCCTCATTACCGCTGAGAGGCAGCGTGACCCTGATCAGATAGATACAGACATGCTTTTTAATATGGAGCGTCAGGTGGCGTCTCTGAAAGCCTCACAGGAGTCTCTGAACAAAGACTACCGCGAGCTACAAACAAAAAAGAATACAATGCTCAAGGATATGAAAGCTACTCGTGAGCAACGTGTTAAGAGATTTGAAGATAGCAAGTCTAGTTTTGCTGGATGGATGGCATATCTTGTTTCCAACCCAGAAGTTGCACAAGGTTATGGTCTTGAAATGGAAAAAATGAGACTAGCCATGCAAAAAGAAGCAGACAGACTATCTCAGTTCCACAAATACACAGATGACACGGTAGATCAACCATTTTTAACACCAGATACAGTGAAAGATTAGGAAAGACTAAATGAAAGCTATTATTTTTGGAATCACCGGCCAAGACGGAAGCCATCTAGCCGACTTGTTACTCTCAAAGGACTACCACGTAGTGGGAGTCTCTCGTCGAGCCAGTACAGACAACACACAAAGAATCAAACACATCCTTGGAAACGAAAGGTTCGAGTTGGTTCAAGGTGACATTACTGATGCTTATTCTGTTATAAATATACTTAAAAAACATGAAGATGTAGATGAAATCTATAATTTAGCCGCACAGTCACATGTAGCAGTGTCTTTTAAGCAACCAGCACTAACTTGGGACATAACAGGCAAGGGCTGTTTAAATATCCTACAGTCTATTGTGGATCTTGATATTAATGCTAGGTTCTATCAGGCTAGTTCTAGCGAAATGTTTGGGAAGAACTACGACGAAAAGTGGACAACAATCTATCGTGCTTTTGGAAGCGAACATGACTCTATTTGCGAAAAGTATCAGAACGAAGACACTAAGTTTATGCCTCAGAGTCCTTATGCTATTGCCAAGTGTGCGGCCCACCATATGACTAGACTGTTCCGCGAGGCTTACGGTTTACATGCTAGTGCTGGTATTTTATTCAATCACGAAGGTGAACGACGAGGCGAGACTTTTGTTACTAGAAAAATCACAAAGTGGATCGGGGAATTTGTTAGGTGGCATCAAAAAAATCCTACTGTATTTGAAAATTGTCAATTAACAGAATATGAAAATCTTGATACAGACTATATTTATAGCGAAGGTAAAAGTGGGCCTAAATTTCCAAAGCTACGTCTGGGTAACTTGGAAGCATTTAGAGATTGGGGGTATGCTGGAGATTACGTGGAAGCGATGTGGATGATGCTTCAACAGGAAAGTCCACAGGACTATGTTATCTGCACCGGCGAAACTCATACGATTCGTGAGTTCCTAGACGTAGCTTTTTCACACATTGGAATTGAAGATTGGTCTGATTTAGTAGTTCAAGACCCCGAATTTTACAGACCAGCAGAGGTTGATTACTTACGGGGCGATTGTAGCAAGGCGAATAATGTATTGGGATGGACTCCTAAGCACAGCTTTGAAGATTTGGTAAAGAAAATGGTAGAACATGACGTATCATGAAAATCTATGTCTTGAAGTTTGATCTAACTTTAGTTCATTCTAGACTTAAAAAGTTTAGGCTAAGAGAATTTAATAGTGAGATCCCCGTATTATTTATAGAAGCAAAAGATCCAGACGAGGCTTGTTATTTAGGTTATTGTAAATTCGCAGATATTGTACTTAGCCAAGACTCTTCTCCAGAGACAGTGAAGTTGATGAAGGAAATAGAGTATGACATAAGAATAACGAAAGTTTATTGTAAAGATGAAACGAAATTATGATGACCCTCAGTACAAGACTTGGCGACAAGCTGTAAGGCGAAGGGACAAAAATACTTGCCAGATGCCCAAGTGCAAATGCAAGAAAAGATTGCAAGCTCACCATATTAGAAAATGGTCGAGTGCATCCATGTTGAGATATGATGTAAATAACGGTATTACGTTATGCCGCACTTGTCATGATTCGATCAATGGCAAGGAACACTTATACGAATCTTTATTCATGGAGATAGTACGGAAAAATGGCAGGTAAAGCACCGGCGTACAAAGTAATCAAAGATACGCGAGAGCAAGACGGGTACACTTTTGAGAGTTTTACCGGAAGGTATACCTCTTGTACAGGTATGGTTGTAAAAAAGCTAGACACTGGTGATTATTCCCTAGAAGGTCTAGAAGATAGACTTTGCATAGAGAGAAAAGGAAGAGTATCTGAACTTGCAATCAATCTTGGAAAAGATAAAGCAAGATTCATGAGAGAGATTGAAAGGATGCAGGAGTTTGAGTTTCCCTTTTTAATTTTAGAATTTTCCTTGGATGACCTTATCAAATTTCCAGAGGGGGCGGATATACCAGAGGGCAACATGTCCAAGGTTAAGATCACTGGAAAATATTTATTAAAGATGCTCGTTGAAATACAGATGAATTATAATATTCCCGTTTATTTCTGTGACAACAAGAGAAACGCTAAATTCCTAATCAATAGTATATTTAAGAGAGTCAATGAACGCTGCTCAATCGGAGAATAATAAAATGACGTTAAGTGTTGATACCATTTCTGACGTACAAGCCTATGGACTAGACGTTAAGAATAGAGAGCTATACTTACACGGATATATTGGTAACACCGACGAAGATCCCGGTGTTGAATACAGAATGGCTGCACAGTTCTACAAAAACATAAGATTGCTTGATTCTATCAATAACCTTCCTATTATTGTCCACATGTTTAGCGAGGGTGGAGAATGGGATGCTGGCATGGCAATTTTCGACGCAATAGCTTTATGTCAATCCTATGTTACAATTATTGCGTATGGACAAGCCTCGTCTATGAGTAGTATTATACTTCAAGCTGCCGATAAGAGGGTTATGACACCAAACGCCCACTTTATGCTTCACTATGGAACCACAGATTGTGGTGGAGATCATCTTAGTGCCCAGAACTATGCAAAAGTAGATAAAAAGAATACAGAAACAATGATTGACATTTATACTGTGGGATGCTCCAAAGGAAAATACTTTAAGGAACACTACACCGACTCTACAGAAGAAAAAGTCAAAAATTACCTAAAGAGAAAGCTGAAAGACGGTGACTGGTACTTAGATGCTAACGAAGCAGTGTACTACGGGTTAGCAGACGCAGTTTTAGAGACTAGAAAGTACCCTCATATAGATAGTTTAAAATGAAACTAAAAAAGATAAATGAGGCTTGGTTAAATCTAGATCAGGTAGATGATAAAGATCTATTTAACCCTATGTCGCTAGTCAAAATGAGCGAGGACGATTTTCACTATCGTCTTCTTTGGCTAATGACTAGACCGGAATATTTCTCATTCCTATGTAAGCAAATACTAAACATAAACATCTTACCCTCACAGGCTTTGTTCCTTTGCGAGATGTGGAACCGAAAATTCCCCATGCTAATCGCTAGTCGTGGATTTGGTAAGTCTTTTATGCTATCGCTCTATTCTATTTTAAGAGCATTAATTTTACCAGAAAGAAAAGTTGTAGTTGTTGGTGCTGCTTTCCGACAATCTAAGGTTCTTTTTGAGTACATGGAAACAATTTGGAATAACGCCCCCATTTTTAGGAGTATGTGCGATGCGAACTCTGGACCACGTAGAGATGTGGATCGTTGTGTTATGCGGATTAATAAATCTCGCGTTACTTGTCTACCTTTGGGGGACGGACAGAAAATCAGGGGTCAAAGAGCTAACGATATTATCTCTGACGAGTTTGCTTCCATACCTCGCGATATTTTCGAGACTGTTGTGGCAGGTTTTGCTGCCGTAAGCTCTGACCCAATCGAAAACGTTAAAAAGATTGCAGCAAAGAAAAAAGCTGAAGAGTTAGGTTTAGACCTATTCAAAGAAGATGAGAATATCATCAAGAAAAATGACAACCAGATCATTCTCTCTGGTACGGCATACTATGACTTTAACCATTTT